CCATCCGTAATCGGTGCCCCTGTCCTGGATCTCGAATGTTCCGAGTCCGTCCACGTAGACGATGGTCCCGAAATCGAGTCCGCTGGTGGCTGCTGTCCACCATGCGCTCGGCATGGCTCCGGATGCGGTCGCTCCGCCTGCCCACTGGCCACAGCACGCTTCGCAGTTGCAGTAAAAGCTGATTGTCCAGTCCCCGAGATACTCCATAGTTGGTTCAGTAGTTGGGTCAGTAGTTGGGTCAGTTGGGTTAATAGTTGCATCTTCTTCCGGGAAAGTTGCGTCTTCTTCGGAAAGTTGCAGGTTCACATCTTCCCAGTTATCTTCTCCAGTTTCTTCGATATAATCTCCAGCTTCGCCGTTATCGCCAGAAGACACTGGTTCGTAGTCTCCAGGATCGAAATCAGTTCCGGAAATTCCATCGTCGTTTCCTCCTTCGTTTCCAGGATCTGCACCGGTTCCGACTTCATCTTCTCCAGTGCCAGTTCCATCAATTCCTGTTTCCTCTCCTCCGGCAACTGCTCCCATATCACTCTCGCTGCTTCTATCATCGTTTTTCACCTCCACCGGCCTGATCGGGCCGTATACTTTTTCTTTAGTTGTTAATGCATTGACTTTAGTTTTTTGGTTTTTAATTTCGTTTTTTGCAGAATGAACAGCAAAATCGGCATTTAAAGTTCCGTTTTCTGCGTTCGTTATCGGTTCTCCGCCCGTATCCGCTGCTGGTAGCAAGGTCGATCCGTAGATCATGCCGAGCGCAGCGGCAACTGCGATTATGCGTTTATACATTTATTCCCCTTCTTCCTTAATCAGTCTCTGCAGCTCATCCATGGCCTGGCAGAAGATGGTCTTGAAAAAGTCTGACTGCCCTTTCATGTACTCTGTGGCTCTGACGACGACTTCGAGCCAATATTCCTGCTCGTTGATCTTGTAGTCGTCCCGCTGCAGAAATTCCTTCATGAAATTCCATACGTTTGTGAATCCGTCATAATATTGATGTAATAATTCTGGTTTCATGTTTTCTCCATTTCCTACGTACTGAAAATGAAACGTTGATAACGTTGATAACGTTGATATATCAACGTTTGCATCAACGTTTGCTCACTATCAATAGTAAGGAGCTTTTTATAGGAAGGGCACTTCTGAAGCACTATATTCATTGACTTCCGTGAATCCATCAACGTTATAGGGTATGATTTCATCAACGTTATCAACGTTTTGTTTTTGTATTTTATAGATCTTCGAACCGGAACCATTTTTGATGAAAGTGATTTCAATACCATCTTCCTTCAAAAACCGGCCCACATGTCTATGCAAAAAACCACCGATCTGATATGCGTTTTCTTCCAAACCTATTCCGAGCTGCACAGCTTCTCCGATGATTTCACTGCATTTACCCTTCCAAGTCGTTTGATGTTCTATGATTTCAAGTACGGCCCGCCTGATGTCTGACATCTTGTATTCCGTCATAGCCGCCATCTGTTCGCGTTCCGCTGCATTGTAGCCCTCGACGATTGTCCATTTTCCTCGATCCAGCTTCACGTTCAGCTCAGGAAGCCCGTCGATCGTTTTTCCTTTTACGGAAATATGAACAGGATCATCTTTCCTTTTTCTGAACATTACGATCATCTGCGTGGCTGCTCCCTGAAGGCCGGTGCTTCCGAGGATGTTGGAGAACGGATCATCTGGGTCTGTTGCTTTCCGATCGTGACACACGAGAATAATTGAGATATGGTGCTTCTGCGCCAGTTCATTCAAGGGCGTCAGATCTCGATATGCGTGTTCGTATTCTGACTCTTTGCTGCTCTTTGCCTGGGACCGTATTATCTGGAAGACATCGATCACCACAATTCCGATATTCGGATCTTCCTCCAGATACGCTTCTATCTGTTCAACAAAACCGTCATTCAGAGAATTTGTCTCCGTATCGAGATAAAAATTCGTCGGAACCGCTGATCCATTCAACATTTTCCGCAATCTTTTCTGCTGTAATGACTCTCCGGTCTCCAGATCCAGATACAGCGTCGAGCACTTGTTCGTCTTGTAACCTATGAAATCTTCACCGTTTGCGACAGCGATGCACATTGCCAGCGCCAGCCAGGACTTCCCGAGCTTTGGTTTTGCTGAGAGAATGCAGGTGCCTTCCAGGAGCAGCGGAAGCTCCTCTCCGACCCCGATAAACACTTTCGGTTCCGGAAGCTGCTTCTGCATCAAAGCATCCGCAGATTTCAGCTTTCGAATTTTTATCTGCTTCTTTGCCGGTTTTGGCTGCTTCTGGTCTTCAGCCTGCTTTACTTCAATGTGCTTGCGATATCCATTGTCATACTTTTCATCATCAATGCTGTCCCGGCTGTAGGCTTCCGGATCGAATTTCAGCCGCACATCCTGCCATTTGTAATGCCGGCAACTATTGTGATGACATTTGAATGCTATTTTCCCATCGTGATATAGGAAGATCTTCGCGTCACCGTCTTTATGGCTCGGATCAAACGGACATTCATCAAGCTTATAGATAGTGGCTCGATTGTTATAATCTTCGACATAGGTCATTCCGTTCTGCCGCATAAAGTCCAGCAGGTCGAATGAAGACTTACCAGAAGCATGAACCTGCTTCCGATCCTCGACAGGATCTTCCGGTAATTCGCCGGCCAGTCGTTCCATCACAGAGATGTCTGTTACGTTTACAGCCTCCGGGACAGTCAGAATCCTGCTCATTCGATGCGGCCTGTTTTTGGTGGAGCGCCCCTTCTGGGCAAGAGTGCCATGCAGTTTGCATATCCTGCTTGGATTCGAGTTTGTCGTATCGATCTTCACTTTGTCTGTGTTGAAGATCTCGGCCAGAACCTTCAGGCAGCGCTCTACCAATGCTTGCCCGGCAGCATCATTGTTGATATCAATTCGATATAACAAGTGATAGCCGTTTCCACTTAATGCTGTGATCGGTTTCTGAAACCCTATGTCGTCCATATATGCCGATACTTTTTCGAATAACTCCTCAGCATATTGAAGCTCCTGATCGCTGGATGAAATACCAGCGGATCGAACCGGGTCCAGATCTACGAATAGCCACCGATATTTTTCAATGTCCGTATCGCTTGACGACTGAGCAGATTTCAGGAAGCGTTCACTCTGGGCCCGGGCAAAGCATTCTTCTTTGACCTTGCCCAAAGTGATATATATGTTCCGCTGCCGCATTTCGATCTTGTCGAAGGCCAGCAGGAGCGTATCCGCATCCATGAAATAACCGCTCAGGATATCTTTTTTCGCTGTGCCGATGGCTCTGACTTCAAAAACGCTTCCGGGTTCCTGCAGCAATGCTATTGCTTTCTTAACCTCGGCTTCGTCTATGTAATCTGTCCATCGCATATGCTTATTCCTTTAAAACGGTATTTTATCTTCGATTTCCTTCGGGAGCTTCATGAATCCATCAGAATCTGTTGCTGTTGTAGCGGGCTTATCAAGCAATTTTGGCTTTGGTATTGTTGCATCCTTAACCGCATCGATCCCGCAGAACCATTTCGGCACTCGACGCATCGAGATCTTGCCATCATATTCCCGTTCTTCCTCTCCGTACACAGCGCCGATCTTCTTGCCCTTGAACTGATTTGCCCAGGCATTGCCGCCCCATGTGATCTCGAAGTTATTTGATTTCTCGATGCAGGAGCAGAAAGTCTTGAACTGCCGGCTGGTCTTTTTCGGATCGCTGTAATCCTGAACCAGAATGTATTTGCTGCCGTTGAACGGCCATTTTTTATCCTCACGGTCGTCGTTTTCGAACATCCGCGTGAAATAGTCAGTCTGCTGATCCGGAGCACAAAAGTCGAACAAAACAACTATCATTGGTTTTCCGGTGCTGGATGTCACTTCCGACACCTGCTTCACTATGCAATAATGTCCTCCGAGCTCTACCGGTATAAATTCACCGCTTGCGATTGCTTCATCGTATCCTTGTGGTTTCTGCATTTACGTTTCCTCCTATTGTTTAGCTTCAAGTTTTCTTACTTCTTCCATCAAAATATTGATGTTGTTGTTTTCCGAATAATGCCGATGGAATGATTCCGGTGTATGGTCGAACGGTCCCTTCTTCCGACCGGCCTCCTGTCTCAATGGATTCTTTCCTCTGATTTTCGGTCCGTAATATTCATCCAGGAACTCTTCCAGTGTCTTGCCCCGTTCCTCGGCCTCGAAGAACAATTCGTATCGTTTGTTCCTGACAAAAAGCGAAAAGTCGTTCGGATCTATGATCGGATGTTCCGTGAGCTCAAAGTCCCGGAAGTAATCATCGAGAACCTGCCGGCAGGCTGCCTGTGCACATAAATTCGGAGCATTTTCATCCCTGCAGATCAAGCGATCTCCCTTCCAGTAGTGATGACAGAGCAGGGCCGTATGCTTCAGATCGAATACTTCCCAGTGTCCTGCCTCTTTGCCTTTCCAGAACTGACATTTCTGCCAGCTCTTGTGGAAATCGTCATGACATCCGCAGCAGAGTGTGATTACGTCCCGTAGCCGCTCATGGCCAAGTCTTTGGTAATGCAGGTGGTGGGTCTGGTAGACCATTCCTGTCAGATCCTTGTGGCAAATAACGCACTTGCCACCATCAAAGTCGAATCGGGCTTTTCTGACTTTTTGCCAGTGTGGATGTTTCTGAATGTATTCCCTATAATCAATCAAAGACCCATCCGGTAAATAAGCTACCCCCAATTAATATTCCTCCAATGCTTTTAAAATTATTGTGATATCGTTGTCGCATTCGTCTCCTTCAAACGCTCCCAGCGGTACTTTACATGTAGATCCATCCGCAGACAGGATGAACTTATACTTTCCGTCTTGGCGGACCGCCCACACGACTGTCGTCATCTTGCTCTCCAGAACCAGCTTTTCCAGCTTCCTTCCGTTGGTCTTGATCCGGGTTCGGATGATGCCGTTATCATCTGAGATCGTTTCGGAATGGCAAAGAATGATGACCGTCAGATCGTCCCGGAGATCCAGGCACATATTGACCAGCGACCAACCGTTCTGTGCGAGATCTGTCCATGCGGAACGCTTATCGCCTGACTGCATGGCCAAGATTCGCATTTCCTCGGCCACCATCATGCCGTTTATGGTATCGATCACGATATATTTGATATGCTGAAGATCCTTCTGCTCATTGATTTTCTTGAGAAGGCCCATGACGACTGCGAAATTATCAGAGGCCCAGTAGTTCTTTGAATCGACGTTGTACTGTTTCTTCCAGCCTTTCCAATTCAGGCCTTTCTTGTCACAGTCCAGGTAAAACGTCTTTTTCGGATCGAGCCCTCGCATGGCAGTTGTTTTACCACTGCCGGACTCGCCC